AAGTCCAAGAGGCAACAACAGGCTGATGTAACAGCCCGTAGAGGTTAAGCAAAGGTGTTGGCGGGGTCAGTCGTGAAGGCGCGCATCTCCTCGATGCGGCGCAGCCAGCCCTTGAGATACTTGACTTGCACTGGCTTGGCAGCCACGATGCCACGATAGAACGCGGCTCTCTGATCGCAGATCGCATTGCACGTCGCGATTGGGTCCTTGGCTCCTGCCAAGGCGATGGTCTTTGGTCCGATGTCGCCATCGTCCTTGGCGCCAATGGCACGCTGGAGGAAGACGGCTTGGCGCCCCACTCCGTGATTGACGGCGCCATCAAAGTGAAGGACAGCCACTCGGGGGCTGACAAGGGTGTTGAGTTCATCGCAGTGAGCAGGGAGCCAGTAGCGGCGAAAGTAGACACGCTCTGCCTGGTCCCACTTGAGTTCGGTGATGTTGAGGTCTGGGTTTGGCTTCTTGGCGACGCCAAACTTGGTTTCCCCACCCATGTCGGTGGGGTCATTGACGTAGCCACAGGCGCGGCGCTGCTGAGGGGTGTCTATCAGCCCTTCGCGGACACCATCGGCTTCGAGGTTCCAAAATCCACCGACCTCATACAGCATGCAATGTGTCACAGCATCCTCAAAACTCTTTGTGAATTCAGCCAAGATAGGTCTCCTTTTGCGGAGACCTATTTATCCGGTGCCGCACGGCCGGCGCCATCCCGGTTTAAGCTCTCGGTCAGCTGTTCGATGCTCTCGGCCAGTGCGCGTAGCAGACCCGGAATAGGCTTTCCTAAGAGTTCTTGAAGTCGTTCCATCGAGTGATGCTCATCCTGTTTGCGTTTACGCTTTGCTGCTTCATCGAGTCTTTTTTGTTTCTTTTCACCGGGATGTCCTTTGGGGAATTTGTAGTTTGTATCTGTCATTTTAAGCTCCTTGATACGCCGTTACACATAGATTGAGGTTGTGCATGCGCGGAGCCTCGCTGAAACTCGTTAGATGCATGATTCTATATATGGGGCATCATCCCTACTACGCTACGTATCTGGCAAATCCAATAAATAAGCACATGCCCCTCTACCTACCACTCGGCCCATGAAAAAAGACAAACACTCCGCGATATATTCCATCTCCCACCCAGCCTCAAAAAGCGTCTATGTCGGAAGCTCCGTCGATGTCGAACGTCGCTGGCGTTCTCATCGTAAAGACCTTGAATTGCAACGGCATAGGTGTCAACACCTACAACGTGCATGGATCAAATACGGCGGGGATGGCTTTGTATTTGATATCCTAGAGGACTGTCAACCTGTTAAAGAGCAGCTGCTCGCGCTCGAGCAGCACTGGATGGATTACTATAAGTCAACAGGACTTTACAATACGTGTCCGATTGCAGGGAGTCCATTGGGTCTCAAGCTCACCATCGAGCAAAGGGGGAAAATATCTAATGCACAAAAAGGTAAGAAGAAATCGGAATCTCATCGATATGCGTTAAGCCTCGCTGCGCTGCAGCGAGTGCGATCTGAGGAAGAATTGGCAGGCTTTGCATCCTATTGGACAGGAAAAAAGAAAAGTCCCGAACACCTGCAGAAAATAGGGGAGTCCGTTTCAAAAACCATAGCAGGTCGATCTGAGCAACAACGCGCAGAGATTTCTCTTGCCCAGAGCTTAGCCCATGGCCATCACTGCACCATAAACGGTGTTTTTTATCCATCAGTGAAAGCTGCGGCCAAAGCTCTAGACATCTCACCTTATTTGGTGAGAGTGCGCTATCTCAGGTAAGAATATCACCTACAGCTTTACCACCGACCCATCTATAAAGATCATGGGGGCCCATCACGATACCATAGAAAATGTGCTTCCCGTGTGAGAGTTCGGGACCGGTGGGGTGAATCATCGCTGATCCCTTCGGTACCATTGGGTGAAACACGGAGGCCTTCGGGCTGAAGTCCACTATATTCAGGTTGGTTGTCACCAGCTTCCCGTCGTTCGGGCTGAATAGCAGGATGTCATGCTCAAAGGTGGCCACTGACGGAACCGGAATGCAGTCGATGGAGTAGGTCTCTCGGTCTACCGCCAGGATGTGCCAGCTGGTAGGAACATCCAGCTCCAGGTTCTGCACGCGAATGCGCACGGTGGGACCAATGGTCTCCTCGAGGTAGGTGAGCTCCTCAAGCTTGAAATCCATCATGTGGCCGCTGAATGACCAGAAGTGACTGACCCCAATGGGGGCGGTCAGGTTGTCGATGATGTAGGGCCGTGAGACTTCGGATAGGATTTGCATTACAGTTTCGCCTTGCTAGTTTTGAGGACTGGGTACAACGCTTCGGTGTACCACTTCTTGCGTTCACGGAAGTGCTTCTTGGCCCACTTGAGAGAGGAGTGAACGTCCACGCAGTGGACGCGGTCCTTGTCACGACCTTTGCGGAGAGAACGGCCGATCGACTGGATGCAGCGGACAAAGCCCTTGCCTGCATCGATCATCATGAAGTTGAAGATGCGGTCGATTGAGATGCCCTGTGAGGCAATGCCGAAGGTGGCGATGACGATCAGGCCATCCTCGTTCTCGAACATGTGGTACCACTCAGCTCGCACCTCGTTCTCGGTGGCTCCCTCCAGGAACACCGAGTTCTTGATGAGCTTCTGTAGCGCCTTGCCCTGCTTGATCGAGTTCACCAGCACGAGCGTGTTGCCGTACTGCTCGGCCCGCGAGATCACCAGGTCAGCGATGAAGTCGAGCCGATCTGGATTGCGATTGATGTAGTTGCGTTCGGCGCCGTAGTCAGGAAACTCTTCTCCGGCAGTCTCCTGGATCTCGACTGGTTCGATTTCCAGCTCCGACAGGTAGCCTTGTGCGATCAGCTCCGCGGCAGTGATCTCGAAGACCACCTCGCCGATGGCCCCACGCAGGGTCAGCTGATCGATCTTCGGCTTTGGCATGGTGCCAGTGCAGCCGTAGCGGTAGGCGATGTGTTTGCCGTGAACGTTGATGAGATCGCCGATGACTCGAGCCGTGGCACCATGGGCCTCGTCAACGATCATGCACTGGAAGTTCTCAACGATGGCAGGGTTGTTTTGCAGTGCCTGCCACGTGGCCACCACCACGTCGTGGCTGATGTCCTTGCTGGCTCCGCTGTAGGTGCCAACGTCGATGTTGCAGAGCTTGAAGGTGCCAACCGTCTGAGTGACGAGGTCGGAGCCAGGGACAATGACGATGGTGCGGAAGCCGTGGGTCGTCATGACATCGGCAAGGGCCGCGCAGATGAGCGTCTTGCCTGCGCCGGTGCCGGCAACCATGAATCCTGAGCTAGAGCTGAGGGCGCAGTTGACCGCTTCCACCTGGTAGGGCCGGAGCTTGACACCTAGGGTGTGCTCTGGCTTCCGTAGAAACCACTCCTCGTCCATCCGAGTGTCGATGAGACCGACTGGGCGCCGCTCGTCCTTCAGCTCAATCTCGTAGTTCCAGCACTCAAGGAAGGGGACAATCTCGTCGAGCAGGCGGAAGTAGATCTTGCCGGCCTTGTCGAAGAAGTGCACCTTGCCATCCCACCGGCCCATCTTGTAGAGCGGCATGAAGAAGGCGCCTTCGACCATGACAGCGAAGCGCTCATCCAACATGCGCATGTCAGGTGGCTCGAGGCCCGAGATTTGGCAGAACACCTCATCTCGAACAGTAATGTAGGCCTTTTTGGTCATACGGTGAATCTAAAGTGCCGCTCGAGGTTGTGTGTCCGGATATAGGAAACCGGCTTCGGCGCCCCAAAGCCCAAATGGGCAGTCCCGTACGATGAAATACAAGAGATAAGCTGCTGAATACGCATGCTTTCGATAGCGGAAATGGTGCTTTCGGGCTCGAGGGTTGCCTTCACCAGCTGGCCATTTTCCATCTCGGTGAAGGTTGGGACGACGTCTATCGACCAGCTCAGGACGGGGGTGTTCGGCGTGTAGACGAGCTGGTTGCTCGTCGAGCCTGTCACCCCAAACGAGTAAGAGGGTACAGGAGTGGCTGCCTGACTATTGGCAGCAGCGGGATACCCACCATTGGCCCGGACTGAGATTTTGTTAGAGGACGACATCTTGAAGACTTGCTACCCGTAGTTTGACGACATTGCCTACCATCCAGCCCATCTGGCGGAAGGCCTCAACGATTGCTTCCAGCTTCTCCTTGGCCAACGTGGCCTCGATGATCAGCTGCTTGTGTTCGACCATCTCACGCTCACCTGAAAGGAAGGCATTCGTTTCGGTGATGGTGTAGGCTCTCTGCCCTCGCTCATAGTTCTTGCGGAGCCGGCCTTCAATCTTTTCCTTGTGATTTTCGAGCCACTTCATGAGCTGCTTGGCCTCACAGGCCCTGACGTGATAGAACGCCTGGTGCTGTGGAAGGGTACGCGCAACAACCTCTAGCAGCTGCCCTTCAATGTTGAAGAGCGGCTCGGCCTTGGCGATGTCAGCGTCGAACGATTCGAGAAGAGGAATCAGCTGGGCATCCAGCTTCGATTCGTCTAGTTCGAGCAGAAAACTCATTCGTTGCCTCGATTGGAAATTATGAACTCAGAATTATTGTAATCATAGTCAACCGTCTGGCCACCTAAAAGGGTGATTGTCTGCAAATCAGCAACGATACGAGGATCGTCATAGATGATGCAATCATGGGGCTGTGGCTTTGAGTTGACGATCAGGTCCACATGTTGGCCCGCGTGCGGCAGAGCATGGACTTGGATTCTGAAGGAACCGCCCGGGTGAAGAAGCGTAAGGATCTTCGACCGGGCGCAAAGTGTGATTCTCATAGTGGGTCCTTAGTGTGGACCCGGGATACTATTTACTCGGCGGTTTCAGCCTTTGCCTGCACCAGCGAGAGCTCGTCGACAAGGCCCCTGAGGGTCTTGACCAACTTGGCCGGTGAAGTGAAGACCTCGGTGGTGCCGCCGGCGGCATCAGCATCCACGCCGGCACGAACCGTGTGGACGATGTAGCCGCCCTTGACGAACTGGATTGAAACGTAACTGTCCATGTGATACCTCGATGGTTGGGCCGTTAGGCCATGATTGATTCGTCTTGATCGACGATGGCGTCGATCTCGGCCTCAGTCGGCTCAGCGTCGGCCGACCCGGTAGTGCTGCCACGTGCCAGCATTGGGGCGCAGGCGGGGTGCTTCAGCAGCTTCTGGGCGATGGCGTCCGTGAACTCCTTCTCCTTGAAGACGATGCGCTCACCACCAAACTCAGCCACGTAGGCCAGCTTCTCGCCAGGCTTGGTGCCCTTGCCACAGACACCCATCTCGGCCAGTAGCTCAAGCAACCCTGACGTCGAGGCCATGCCGCGGTTGTACGGAACGTCTAGCTCTACCTTGGTGCCCAACTTGGCGAAGCGCGACTTGTAGGTCTCGAAGCGCATGCGAACACCAACAACCTCGCCTTCGTCTCTCAGCTTCAGCTTCGTGATGATGCCGATGATGGATGACGAGAACTTCGTTGAGTTGGTGATTGCCCAGGCGCCGTCGCCGGCCATGATGTCCTGCGGGTAGACGTGGTCGGTGACCAGCATGGTAATCGGCAGGCGGCCGAGGTGGCCAACGGCGAGGCGCAGCATGGCCTTGCGACGCTTGGCCAAGATGCCTTGGTCCGACTTGATGGTGCCGTCCTTGTCGTAGTTTTCCATCTCAGTCGTCGAGCTCAGCATGGCCAGACTGTCAAGAATGACGATGGTCTTCTGGACCTTGTCGTCGTAGTTGTCCTTG